CTAAGAGACCGTCTTTTTATATTTACCGCTGCCCATATTAAGCTGATAGGTCACCACCTCCTTATCACTTGAAAAACGAATCTTTGTGAGGCTAGAGTTGCCTCCTTTGGCATCAAACACTAGCGTCTGCCCCTTATCCAGATGTATATTTTTAGGAATCACCAGACTTGATTTTCCGTTACTGATTTTATCCTTGGCCAACTGCAATTCAACATTGGACCCTTCCGCCGCTGCCAAGCGCTGACTATCTCGGTATAGGTACTCAAAGCGCAGATAAAAAAGATTAGTCTCAACCTGCTGAAAAATACCTGTGACTGAGCCTGATAAACTCAGAGTGAGAAAGGCAACCACTGCTAAAGTCACCAGACTCTCCAACAAGGTAAAGGCTCTAATTGGCCACTGAGCGGCTTTCGCCACCATGTTTCGTATAGTAATCATTGTATGAATCTGCCTGTTTTTGCGTGATTTGACCTTCTGAAACAAGAGCGGCTAAGCTAGCTGTCTTGTTATTCTTCATTTCATAAAGTTCTGCTTGAGAATCCACGACCTTGACCACAGCCGCATTTCCAGTCTCTTTAACAGAATCCTTCTGCTTGCTCAAGTTAGGTACAAAGAGCAAAAGGAGAATACTGATAATGAGAAGCACGACCAGCATTTCAATCAAGGACACTAAAATTCTTGATTGAGCATAAAAAAAGACTTGGCAGCCCACGCTACCAAGTGACATGAAAAACAAAAACATTCAGCGCGTAATCGCCTAAAGTACATCTATAGTGTACCTTTATTTAGATTAAATGTCTAATGCAAAACAAAGAATACACAAAAAAGCCCGACATAAAGCCGGGGCAGTTCGAGAAATTTATCGAAATAACGCCAGTATTCCACTGACTATGTTATCACTTATCAATGGAAATCACAAATAAAAAAAGAGCTATGAGATTAACTCATGGCTCTTTGCCTATGATGGATAACTTAATTATAGCAAATAAAAAAAGCCCCAGCAAATGCTAGGGCTCGACCACTACCACCATGATGTCCGAACTGTGGTCTGTCGGGAGGTGATGTACTCCTTTTTATTTTTTAGTTTGCGTGGTCTGGTTTAATTATTCGTAGTAGTTTACAAGGTCGTCTTTATCCCAACATGAGAGCCAAACCGTACCAAATTGGCCAAACTCGAAGTGTCGGTAATAATAGCCACCGTAGTAGCCACCGTCTGCCATGTCAGTGATGTTAGTTTCATCACCAGCAAAACTAAAGAACATGCCAGCTTTGAAATCTTGGTCAGCACCGTCTGGCAAGTCGTTTCCGTCGGCATCTACCCAGTTAACCATTGAAACAGGAATGCCGTTCTCTGCCCAGTCGAATCCAACGGGTGCCAAATAGTCACATTTGATTTGCCAAATGCCGTTGACATATTTGACTTCATTGGCTTCGTAATAAGCCTTGGATTGTGGCACTACCGCAGTATTGGCTTGGTTGTTAGTCTGTGGTGCAGTGTCAGCGTATCGCCAAACTTCGATATAAGCTGGCTGATTCCATCCGTAGTAATCATTCCAAGGATAAGTATTGATAGCTTGGCCTGCTGCTCCTTGAGTTGAGAAGTCGCAACTGATGAAGTAGGTATCATCGATCATAACCCCAACGTGTCCACCAGCTCCACCAGAGCTAGACATATCAGCACCCCACGACATCAAAACGATGTCGCCTGGCAGTGCATCCCATGACTCATTACGACAAATACGATAGAAACCGTTGTTTGATAGTTGCTGACCAAGGGTTACTGTCGATGGTAGCCCTTGAATACCGATGCCGGCTTCTTTCAAAACTTGCGACATGATGCCAGAACAGTCTCCAGTGCCGTCTGAACCATTGCGAGAACCGAACATTGAATACGTGATTAGCCCTCGTCGACTGGTGAAACCAGTAACAATAGATTGTTGTACACTCATTTAAGTGCCTCCTTGTAATTATTTTTGAATACTCTGTTTAATTTCCGAGATAGTTCTCTCTAACTCTTCGACCTTCTGTTTTAAAGCGTCAATTTCGCTTGTGGGTAATTGAGACTTTGTTACAAGCGGATCTTCCGCAAATTTATTTTGTTCTAAAACCTGTAGAAAAAAGTTATTGTAAGTTGGAAATAGTCCATATGCTTGAGCGATAGACAACGATGAAGATTGTTTCCCTTTAATTTCCTTGATATCCTCACCAACGGCTTGAGCAAAATCATGTAATTTACTCATTTAGTTATTCCTTTCAAATTTTAGCAAGATTGTATACATTTACGAGGTCTTCTGTGGTATCACTGCTACCAGTGATTAAACCAGACTCTCGCAATTCATCCGCTAGTAGTTTTAGTTTAGGGTCTTTTTTCGATGGGATCGCACTATCGATGTTTAGCGAACTCTTGACTTTCACCTTGAAATTATTAGACGGGAAGATATGTCCATTCAGTTTAACTTCGAGGTAGTAAGTGCCGGGCTCAACCACACCCCCCATGGCAAAGGTAAAATGTCCGTTTTCAACGGTAACATCTTGATAGAGTGCCACGGTTTCATCGTTTGACAGCGTGAGCTTACCAACTCCGGTAATCTCCATACGCTTTCCATCAGCCCCTAGAATTTCAAAACCAAAGACGGAAGTAACATCCCCAGATTTGAGAATGTCGCCCCCTTCGACTTGGTTGATAGAGGTCGTGAGTCTAGACATAAGCTAGTCCTCACGAGGTTGGTTATAGTTTAATGCTCGTTCACTGTCTCCGACGCCCTTAGTAGTTGGGTCCGTAACGATTCCGAGGATAACCAAGATTACAACAAGAGTATTTACGCCCTCTTGAATGTTGCTAGGGATATTAAGCCCGAATTGTTGCAACATCAAGAATACTGCTGAGATAAGAGCTACGAGAGTAGTTTTGTTTTGTAAGCGTAGTTTAAAATTAATCATTGTCATTATTCTCCTTTTCTTCATTGAGAAAGAATTTATCTTTATCAATATTTCTCTTAACATACTTGTCGATATAAGGGATTTCAACCCCTAGTGCTGATAGACTAGCCAAAATACTAGAGCCGTAAGCGGCTATCATGGCAAAGATAAATGTATCTAGGACACCGCCTAAATTCATGAAGACTGCGAACGGATAAAAAATGGCTACAAACGTGAACATGGCTATATGTCCGACTAGCCCTTTTCTAAATTTCGAGCTTGAAAACTCATGGAAGGCCCAAGCTTTGGACACACCTATGATGATGTCGCTGAAAATGATAACCATTAGCAGAAACACCCAAATGTGTTCGTCTATTCCGTGGTCGTAGAAATCTTTGACCACTTGGAAGATACCAAAGATTCCGTCTTGTTTGTGCATTTAACACTCCTTAACATTTTATTTGACCCCCATTTTTTAAAACAAGAAATTCTTAATAATTTCGTCCGCAATAGCCTTGTGCCCTAAATCACCCGGGTGACTTGCCACACCAGCGTTGGTGATAGTGTAGTTAGAACCGTCTGGAAGTCTCAAGACCTTGCCCATTTCTGACTTGTATTTAGCATCCTTAGAATACTGATAGATGTCCACGAATGTAACATCCAGTGGCTTACAGATACGCTTGATTCTCTCCACGAAGTCTGGTGAGGCGTAGTAGATACCGACCCAATAGATTAGAGCCTTTGGCGATGCCGTCCTAATCCAGTTCACAAGGTTAGGGATATCCGTTTCAAGATTCTTGCGTTTCTCGTCAGTATTCAAGTTATCACCAAACTGCAAAATGACAATGTCTGTATCAGGGCCTAGTGATTGCTTCATTTTACTGTCAAATGTCCCACGTCGATTATTTGGGTCAGATTCCCAATCTGCACCATTACCACGCTCTACTACTGCACTAGGGTTTTTAGACAAGATGTAATTCTTAACCAAAGTGAAGTAATCTTTGTCTGGTGCACTAGCAGCCATACCCATACCCTTAAGCCATGGGTGGCTCAAGATTGAGTTACCAAACACTGCTATACGGCTAGGAATGTTTGAAACTGTTGATAGATTACCATTGTTATCAACTAACAAGCGGAATTTAGTCCCGTTTGGGCTGGTAATTATTGGTGTTTTCTTGAACAATTCAAGCTCAGTAACAATCGGTTCAATCTTATCCGTTTTTTGTTTCAAAACTTCTACTTTCTCATTAGCACTCTCGTTAGCTACACGATAGCTGAATGGAATAGCTTGTCCTGTTTCGTACATGATTTTTCCAGAATATCCGGTGTTATTAGTAACGTGTTGAGCGTCTTGAATCAAGTTGCGCTCGCCCTTAGAAGCGTACACACGGTTATCGTGAGATTCAAAGAATAACTGTTCACCGAAAAAGATTTCCTTGTCTTCACCACGAATGTTCAGTGTGTTATATCCCGCTGCAAGCTGTTTCTGGAACACTCGAGGGGAAACAATCAAATCATTCTGGTCGATGTTCCCGATGGCAAAATTGTATGTACCTGCATCCTTAACATAGACGTTGATTGTGTCAATAAAGCCACGGCTCTTGTCCCATTTTTTAGTAGGGCTCATATACCCGAGATTATTAATCGTCGATACTTGAGTTGTATCAATTCCAGTAATGTCTGAGCCAAATTGAACTTTTGATGTGTCTGGCATGACGAATGGCACTTTTGAAGCAATGGCACTAGAGCCAAAGTCAAGGTTTTCAAGATAATGAGCCTGAGCGTTTCCGCCTTGGATGACCTTTGTAGGTTCGTCTGAGGTCAAGCGACTAATAAGGATATAGCCATTAGCTTCAGGAGTGAAATCTTGATTAACTAACACGTCTGTAGTAGAGAATGTTTTAAGCTTCTTGCCCGAAATGTCAAAGTAATGCGTAAACACACCACGAACATTTTTTAGACCGTAAGTAACGCCAGCTTGCATGTATAGTTTGGGATAAGTGCCCCACGTCGCTGCGTCGTATGTCCCGTTTCCACTACCAGACCAAGCCTTCCCGACCTTAAATGTGCGTTCATCAACTAACTGTTTAACAACATTAACGAAACTGAGCTCTTCAGGCTTAACATCTAGTGTCAATTTAGGAATTTTGAGGGAAATATAGCCGTCTGGAAGATTTGAAAAGTCAACGTTTGCCTTCTTCAAGTCTTCAAGAGAAGCGTTAAACACTCTTGCGGTCTCGTCTGGTTTAGAAGATACGTATAGCATGCAATCTTCTGGTGGAATGTACTCTGTAGTGATTAAATCGTCCGTTTCAGAGAACTTTTTAACAAGTCGTCCGCCATCGCTAGAAATCGCAAACGAGAAGATCCCACGGATATTTGATAGATAGTATTTAAACCCTTTTTTAATTGGAATTGGCATGAATCGGAGCCATCCATTAGAGGCCCATGTCCCAATTGATGTGTTGTTCCAAAGATAGACTGAGCCTTCAATCTTATCTCTCAATAACTGCTCGATTGATTCCGTGAAGTCGATATTGTCAGCTGTCACTTCATCAACATTAAGCCCTCTGGATTGATAGACACCACCTTCCTTCCAGTGGCGGTCTCCCTCATTGAAGTAGTACCATTTCCCTGTGTTACTTGCTACTACGATACCGTTAGCACCGTTTGGATAAGTACGCTGAATCTCTTCCAGCGAGCTTAAAACAGCCTTAGGAGCGTTTGACGAAATGGCATTAAGTTTTGACTCAACCCATTTAGTACTAGCCTTCCCATCAAGATTCTTGGAAATGTTGTCAAGACGGTCTGGTAGCGTGTTATAGGTATCTCTGGATTTAACTACTTCCATATCTGTATTCCCGCTCTTGGCAGCGTCATCGTAAGTGATTTCCATACCTCGAGCGATAGCTTCACGGACATCGGCTCCTTTAGTTTTCTTTCGGATAGCGTCCACAAGAACGCTGATTTTATTAGTATTTTCAAGAGGGGTCACATCATCGTATAAATTCAAGCGTCCCTCTGCTTCATTTTGTGGCATTAAGCACCTCCTAATTCATTTCGTAAACGAGCAATTTCAGCTTCTAGCTCACTGATACGTTGAGCACGCTCTTGTTGACTCATATTAAACGCTGAGAGTTTAGCGTCGTAATCAGCCTTAGCTACATTGTAGTCTGCAAGGGCTTTATTATAAGCTTCACGTTCAGCATCCGTCGCATTTGCCCCTGGAGCTGTCGGAGCTTTTGGTTCAACAGGTTTAGACTGACTAGCAGACCTAAGAGCAGCCAATTGAGCGTTCAATTGTTCAAGTTTCTTCTGCTTAGTAGCTATTGACTGGTCTAGCTTGAGTTTTTCAATCGAGCTATCAGCTTCTTGCGTTTGCAATTGGTAGGCTGATAATGATTGAGATTGTGAACCGATGGTTAAATCAACCGTTTGGGGATTGAGTATATCAATTTTCTTTTCCAAGATTTGCAGTGTTTCAATCCCTGACAGTGGTGCATTGATAATCTTGTGCTTGTTCCCAATTCTGAACTTGCTATATCGACTATCAATCAAGTAACGTTCAACTGCTGAAATCGTCCATTTAGCCAGTGCAATCTTCTGATTCCTCAAATACTGCTTGCCACGGGCTAACAGAATGCTAGGATTGTCGATTTCTGTCCATATTACTGATTTCCGAATAAAGCCAAACTCTTTTATCAATTCTTCGTCGGCCAGATACATCTTCCCGTCATTGACACTTCGGATGTCGAGCTGAGCCCGTGTCACGTCTGGGCTCTGGTCTTCCTCTTGGCCTTGGTTTTGGCTCTGTAGGTCCGCCCCAATCGGTACGATGATTGTAGCGAGACCGTCAAAATCAACTTCACGGCTAGCAGATTTGATGTTTTGGCCTAGTTTAATCGGGCTCTCCTTAGTGACTCCAATCTCTTTGGTCCAATCTACATACAATCTCGTATTAAACTCTCTCAACGTGAGGTAGCCACCGATATTGTTAATAACCCGTTCCTTAACCGTCTCCCAACTCGAATCATATCCGATATAGCGAAAAGGGCGGTCTGATTTACCGTGTACTGTGATATTTCGAGGAGTTATCCGCTTAAATTCCTCGATTTGAACGTTTGCGGAATCAAAGATTATTTTGAAATAGTCCTCAGCACCCTTATTAGGGAGTTTCTGGAACCATTGAGCAGAATCATGAAGATATGACAGGAAGTCCTCACAGACAACTTTTTGAACGAATCCATTAGTTGACATCTCGTTAGCCATCGTCAAAACTCGACCGACAAACTCAACTTCGTTATCTCTTAAGTTGACAACTTCGATGATTGATTTAAACTGAACCATCTTCTGGTACATCGTATGGTCTAATGGAATTGCAAACTCTAACTCGTGGATACTGTTGACAGCTTGCTTGATTTCACCGTAGACAATCTTATTACCTCTAGGACTGTATGGGTCGTGAATGACTCTACGGCTTGCAGTAGTTCGATTAAGCTTATCCCAGCGCCTATCAAGGAAACTAGGCCACCAGTAGATGGCATATCCGGCTTTCTTGGCTAACTCGACAGGACGCTCTGGGACATTTATCTTCTTCCCTTCAAGATACTCTTTCGAGCCGTTTGAAGTGACTACGTAGAAGTGAGATTGATATGTACCACTGTCGCTATTGTGGTCAACTGAATTAATAGTACAGTACCAATCATCGCCCCATTTCAAAGCATCGTACCAAACAAGGTCATCCTGTCCGGACTGCTCCGACCAAGTTGGGACTTGCAATCCAGATATGCCATTGCTAGACTTTAGCCCCTTGACACGGATAGCGTAGCCTGTACTACTGATGTTGAAAATTTCAATGCTATCACAAGATACTGTCATGCCATCACCTCAATTGAGTAGTGCATTGCTACTGTGCCATTCCCTTGTGCTTCGAAATAGTTGATACCAATGTCTAATGTGAGAGCGAAATCTTTGTTCTCACCCTTTTTCAAAAAGTAAATTGTTCCGTTAGCGTCTTTAAGAGTGATGTCTTCACTACAGATGATTACTGGACTGATTGATGTATCTCCAGCGTTGACGAAATAGACTGGTGTCTTCTTCTTCTCATAACCAAGATACCACTTAGTCCACGTTGAATTGTCATTCTCAAAATCAAACGTGTCCCAGACATCATCGAAATACTCATCTTCGTGAAATGCAAACGGGTAGCACTTAAACACGATGGTAGCGACCAGATTCTTCTTAATCGGGTCGTCTGCTACTTTGATGTGCTTAACCTTGCCCATCCAGTAATAGCGACGGTCATGGGTATCTCTGAGCTTGCGTTGCGTTTTAGTAACCATACTTGACTTAATCTGCCTTTCAGCAATCTTACGATTCTCGTAAGTCGTAAATGGCAATTTGAACTCATACGTAATTTCTCTTGACTCGAACACACGTTCACCAAGAGCACTAGAAAAGTCAAGTTCCCCTTGCATATAAGGGATAGACTCGACGATTTCTTTCTCGTCTGGCGTTGGTGCTTCACGCTTTTGCAAATACCAGCCGGCGTCACGACTATTGAAATCACCGAATGATATATATTCCTTGATTTTAGTAATCATAATCTGTGACGTCCTTTCAACGTTTTAATCGTATCAATAGCACTATTGAAGTTATTGACTGTGCCACCAACCAAAGCACCAGTGTCTAATACCATGTTTTGACCTTGTGCAATTTGTTCCTTGACGTCTACAAGAGCGTCAATCACATCATTAAGCAAGCCAGCTGAATGTGCAGCGTAGGCTTCTTGACGTGCTGAAATGGTAGCGTCTGGGGTTTTATCTCGCAAGACTTCCATCTTGAGCTGACTAGCCATGTTTGAAGTGGCACCGGTTAACATTGCGGTAGCTCTAGCGTTAAATGATTCAACTTGACTTGCAATTGAACCAAGGCTTTCAGCAACGACTGGAGCTGAATTGTCAATCCCTTCAGCGATACCAAGGCCAATATACCAACCAACTTCATCGCGAAATAGGTGAGATGGTGAGTGGATTTTGGCTTTAGCCTGTGCTGCACGCTCTGCTTGGGCTACCAAGGCATTAGCTGCTGCTGTAACTGCTCCTATTGCAGAATTAAGACCAGCTGCAAGTCCTTGCCCCATATATGCACCAGCTGAGAAAAAGGCACCATAGCCAGCCCTTGCTGCGGCTGCCGCTTGGTTAACTGCTGCTTGAGTAACTGCAACTAATTGCTGACCACTTGACTGCATGGCTGAAACCATTTGAGCGCCGCCAACCCTTACTGCAGCAACGACTTGGTTCATACCGTTTCTAACCGCTGAGACAATCTGATTCATGAACGCTTGTGTGCTAGCGACCATTTGCATACCACTAGAGCGTAGTGCTGCAGTCATTTGCATAGACCCAGACGTTACCGCTTGAGTTGCTGACATCATGCCCATAGACACTGCCATGCCAAGCTGAGTCATGGTCGCTGATAACATCATGGCTGACGCTGCTACACTAGCAAACACAGCTGCTAGTGCCATTACTTGACCGCTAACTACTGCGAGACCAGCACCAGCCGCTTGAGTTGCTACTGTAACCATCGTTAACTGTGTAGCTAACATAGTAGCCATCATGCCCATGGTCGAGAATCCGACTTGTGCTGACATGAGTTGAGCACCGAACATAATCACTGCTGACCCAGCCATCATAAGTTGACTTGCCATTTGCATGATTCCTGTAGCAAACGTAATAAATTGGGTGTTTAGCATGGTTAGTGAAGTACCAATCATCGTGAATTGAGTACTCATCATGGTTAAGCTAGTACCTAGCATGGTTGAGCTAGTAGTCATCATAGTGAAGCTAGTCGTTACCATTGTTAGCTGAGTAGCTAACGTAGTCAGACTAGTCGTCAACGCTGTCATGGCCGTACCGATTGAGGTCAAGCTAGTAGTCAAGCCTATCGCTACTGTGCTAAACATAGTCAATCCAGTAGCCGCTTGCATAAGCGAAGGAACAATCATCATAATCTGCGTTTGGAAGGTCGTGATTGGCCCTACAATTGCAGTCAATCCACTTACTGATTGCATTGCTTGGCTTGAAAACGTACTGAAAGAGTTTCCAGCCGTGCTTAACAGTGTTTGTAAGTTACTAAATGCTGCTTGAATACTTGAAACAGTGCTTGCGAACTGACTCAAGCCAGCTACTGCACCATTGGCAGAACTAGATACCTTGGCCATACCATTGCCAAGGTTAGCCATGCCAGTACCAGCCGTAGCAAGTCCCGCTGAGTTGTCACCGATTGACCCGACTCCTTTAGCTACCGCTGCAAGAGATGCAGCCATGTCTCCTAAGTTGGTGTTAGTGATTTTTACAACACCGTTAGCCAATTGATTGAAACCAGAGCCAGCTTTTTGAGCAGCCGTACCAATAGAATTGAATACATCAGCCAATCCATCGAGAACTGACTTAATGGCACTACCAGCGGAATTAATTACCTCTGAAATACCTTCAAACGCTGATTTGAGACCGTCTCCGATACCTTTGGCCGCAGTGCTGATTGATGTTCCAACAGATTGCACTACACTGGCAATGCCTTGCAATGCTGCGCCAATAGCTGAACCAGTAGCACTAATGATACTTGCTACACTACTCAACGCTGTAGAGATACCTTGACCGATACCCATTGCAGCCGTAGCGATTGCCATTCCTGCTGCTGACACAACCGATGCTATGCCACTAAATGCAGCACTAATCACACCACCAATGGCCGTAATGATAGGTACGATTTGAGTGATAGCTGTAACAATAGCTGAAATGATTTGGCTGATGATAGGGGCTAATGTCTGAACGACTGTAACGATTGCAGAAATCACTTGACTAATGACTGGTGCAAGTGTTTGAACCACTGTCACAATCCCTTGAATCAAGGTCATAATAACTGGTGCCGTTGCTTGAATAGCTTGGACAATCACTTGCAAAACCATTGCAATCTGTGGTCCAAATTGACCGATTACTTGAGCAACTTGGACAATGCAATTCGAGATAACCGGAGCGATTGCCACGATAGCATTTGCAATAATCTGAGTTACTGCCGTGATAGTATTTCCGATAATTTGAACAATCGGAGTAATTGCGGTAGCTACTTGACTAATCGCAGAACCAATGGCACCAACCAACCCGCTAAATGCACTGATAATAGCCGGCAATGTTCCTAGAATGGATGTCCAAGCGTTACCAAACGCTGTAATGAATGGTGCTGCATTGCCTAGAGCTGTTCCTACTGCTTCAACCAATGGTGAAAGTTTAGCTAATCCCGGTGCTGCTTCACCAACTGCTTTTACGACAGTAGCAAAGGCAGTTCCGAACGCTTCAACGATAGTTCCTGCCGCCTTGCCAATGGATTCAACCACAGTCCCGAACGCTGAACCGATAGAGCCAATGATTTGTGAAACACCACTGGCATGGCTTGCTAATAGTGAGAATGAAGCCACGATCAATGCAATCCCTGCACCGATTCCGACTGCGGCAACAGCTACGGCAGCACCGAATGAAAGCAAGGTTGCTGGATTCAATCCTTTAAGGCCTTGTAAAACGTATTTCATTCCTTGCCCGAAACCTTTGTAAGTTTCAGCAATACCTTTGAATATAGCTGTCAAGATTCCTTTGATTGCATTACCAGACGACTTGATAACATTGGATATCCCACTAAATAGCTGAGTAATAGTTGACTTAGAACGTCTAGCGCTGTTAGCTGCTTCTGCTGTCCCCGCTGCTGCATCCGCTCCGAATTTTTTGAATGGATTTAGACTTTTAAGGAAGTCCAATCCTTTCAATGCGACACCTACCGCTGAAATCCCAGCCTTTGCAGTCATGAAACCTGCTACCATCGCCAGAATACCGCTAGTGATACCATTTAAGATTCCCGGCGGAATTGCACTGATAAACCTAGATATTGCTGAAATAACTTGAGAAATCCAACTTACTAGCGTTCCAAGAGCTGAGCCAATACCTGAAATGATTGACTGCACTTGTGAGCCACCCAGTACCTCACCGAGCGATGAACCGATAGCTTTAAGAGCGTTCCAAGTATCTTGCACTGCTGCCTTGAACGATTGAAACGCTCCAGTGTCAGCAAACGAGCTGATGAAACTTCTGACTGATGTGGTAGCGATATTCAAAGCTTGCGAAATACCGTTAGCAATGTCACCGAATACTGAGCCAATGCCCTGCATGAGCTTGCTACCATCAATCTTGCTAAATAGCTGCTTGATTGAGCTTGAAATGTAAGTGAAGGTAGCACCAAGGTTTTTCAAAGCTCCCGTATTAGAGAAGTCTTTCCAAAGTGAAGACAACCCACTGCCAATCTTGTCAGCAATGCCGTTGATGTCAATGCCTTCAAGTGCATCGGTGAGCCCAACAACTGCCTTGATACCAATCTGATTGAGTTTTTCAAACTGTGGCATCAACTTGTTAGCAAGAGATTCTTTCATACCATCGATTGCTTGGTCAACGGTCTTGAACTCTGTGGCCATCTTGCTAAAAGTGTCGTTAGTACCGACTTTAGCAATGGCGTCAAAGAAGTCTTCTGTCTTAATCTTGCCGTCTTGGACTGCTTGGACCATTTCAGCGGTACTCATGCCCATTTCTTTCGCAATCGCCGCAATACCGGCAGGCGTTTGCTCTAGCATGAGTTTGAAGTCTTGCCATTGAACTTTAGGCTTAGCTGCCATTTGGGTAGCTTGTTGACTCAAGGTCTTCATGGCTTGTTGAGGATTCTCTGCTGCCGCCGCAAGACCACCAAAGCCCTTAACAAGCTCGGTTGTATTCTTAGTTCCTACGGCTGCTAACTGTGAATAGGTAGAAGCCATGTCGGACGCTGAATAGATTGTTTTAGTCGCAAAGTCCTGCAACTCGCCTTTGACTTGCTTGATTTGGTCAGTAGGCATGTTAATCTGTTGCATGTTGCCTTCAAAGGTCTTCCACGCTTTGGTAGAACTGTTAAGCTCGCCTACCATGGATTTCATGCCATTTCCAAGGGCACTAATGCCGCCCATGATAGCACCACTGATTAAATTAGCACCGAGGACAGACTTAAACACCGACCCAACCTTGCCAGCTGAACCTTTCAAACCTTCCAAAGCTCCCTTGATACGTTTAGCCCCACTCTCAGCGTCTTTGCCATCGAATAACGCCTTGATGGTGACTGTACCATCTGCCATAGATTATCCTCCTTTCTAAAATTCTTCTTCGTATTCTTCCTCCTCTATATCCTCGTAAGGGAGCGCATAGTCCTTTTGGAGCTTGCGCATTTCTTCCTTATACTCTGTAGAGTCGCCCTTTTGCGGCTTCCATTTCCGGATTTTGATAACTTCCATCAGCTTCGTACCCTCTGGCAGTCCAGACAGTAGAGCGTTAAACTTGCGCCAGTGCAATTTTCCTTGCATGTCAAACAAGTCCATATTGTAAGCTTGCATGAATGATGAATAGATATAGTCACCGTCATATCGAATGTCATAAGGCGCTCTCTGCTTCGTATCATCACTTGCAGTAGTCTTCATAGGATTACCAGCCAAATCGTACTCGACATGGTTGTCCTCGACGTCTGACAAGCTTATGTGCTCCTCAAATACCGATTTGAAAACCTCTGACATCTCCTCAATCGAGAAGCCTTCAAACGCTTCGTTAAAAGACTTAGCTTTTTCCTCTCTGGTATCACCTTCAAGGCTCGGACTGATTAACATTCGAATAGAGAAATGAGGTTTGACGTACTCAGGTATGTCTTCATCTCTCAGCATTTCGAACATCTTGAGGACGTTGTCAAAAGATAGATTTAGAAGATACTCTTTATCATCGATAACTAACTTATCGTCTAGTTTTCGTGATATATCTAGCATAGTTGCTACTCAGCTAGATATTTTTCAAGGGCTTCTTTAGAGCTTTGATTTTCAAATTCTTCAGTAATGCCCTTAATAGCTTCGATAAGGTAGACCATGGCATTAATAGTAGATTCGCCAGCAAATTGATATACCTTATCAAATGCTTCTTTATCGTTGAAAGTCTTATTAAAACCGTCTTTAACAAGGCCTTTAAGCGTTTCAAGCGCCTTGTCATCGTCTGAGTCCTTGAATTGTTGTGCTTTGACTTCCAAATCCTCACCGACTGCTTTCATGCGTTGGATATTGCTATCAGATACAGGAAATTCAAGCTTGAACTCACCGAAATCAACTGGGATGACATTGCTACGTTTTTTGATTACTACCATGGTTTTATTCTCCTTACACTAAAAAAGAGGGGAAGGGCTAAACCCCACCCCCTCAAATTGTCTTATCTGCTATTTATGATCTAATTTTCCGATTATCCACCAACTGTTGGTGAAGTTACTGCTGAGCTAGGGCCAGCTGCCGCTGGTGTCCCTGTAGCTCCTGAAGCTTCAGTTGCACGGCCAGATGCTGAAGTGATGTCGTGTTTCTCTGGTGTACGTGACCAGTTAACTTGGAACTTGATTGATTCAAGTTCAGACGCTTCACCGTCCCCAATTTCGATTTCTGACAAACGAGCAAGGCCTTCCTTGTAATATTTGCCAGTAGGGACTACTTCCTTGTACCAGACCACTAAGTCGTCTGCTACTGCGTCTTCTTTGTCTGCCACAAAGTTTTGAGCTTTGTCAGAGTAATCACGGTGTCCTTCGAACGAGCGACCACGAGAGATTGAAGAAATAATCTTCTCTTTAGTACCATCACCGTCGAAGTAAGCGATATCATCGTCTTCAGCGTCGTTTTCTGGTGCTGATTCCTTGATACCTTTGGCAATCCACATATATTTATCCTCTGTTGGGACTGTATCTGGATTTTCTGGGTCGTAAGCTGCAATGTAGTGCTTACGAATCGCATTTTTAAATTTAGCCATTAATTAAGGCTCCTTTCTACTTCAATAGTTGCTTGCAAATCTAGCAAGTAAATATAAAAGCCCTGCTCGTCGGCATCGTTTAAGCTCGGTGTCTCGACGGTCAAAGCTAGAAATGTGTATGAATTATTTGAACTTGGTAACTCGAATCCGATTCTGGAAAGCTCGGTGTTTATCTTCCAGAGAATGGCGTTTAGTTTTTGCTGGTCTTTTAATTTAATGGCTACTTCAAAGGGTAACGATAGAATCTGAGTACCGGCCATGTCTTCGTCTTCCACTTTTCCACCCGGCAAGGGATAGACCGAAAGACTCTCGTCCTCTGAAAGATAATCAAGCTTGCATTTCAGCGGTAGTCCAAGCGTATTGATGAAGTTTGCGAGAACTTCTGAAAAATCATTGTTGTTCACTTATTTAACTCCCATTGCTTTGATTGCCACTTCGCCCCACTGTTTCTTATGTTTGGCAGCGGCCTTTCTATCCCAACGCCCACCAGTTCCGGGTTTCGGTTTTTTGGCGAGCAGTCTGTCTTTGTTCGCAAAAAAGAACTTCCGTTGTTTTTCTGAGAAGAATAATTTCAGTCTACGATTGTAGAATCTGATTCTTGCGTAAGGTGTCGACCATACCAACGTATCAACATTGGAATGTCCGCTACCTCTCAAGTGCCCAGACTGAATTGGTGTGTACTTGTTCATATCCAAAAGCATTTGATTACTCATAGCAATCTGCCCACGTCTGACAGCTTCGGGACTGCATTTCTTTTCAAGGCCTTTCAAATCTACCTTGACAGTAACGTTGGCACCCATCAAACCACCTCGATTTCGTAGCACAGAATCTTATGATTAAACGGGTGATATTGAGGGATAATTTTACGGATAATGTAGTCTCGGTGAGTGTCATTGACTCGACCATTCAACCAACTATCATCCAACTCAATGGGTGTGTATTTCGGATAGACCATGAGGACTGAGAAATTATTCTCACTTCGATTTTGACCGCTGCCAGTGTGAGATACAGCCCTATCAAATCTAACGGGTTTAAGGGTTGTGGGCTCGTCATACATTACTTTTCCCCAAACGTCCGTTTCACCCGTTGGCTTTTGAATCGTGACAGTATCAACTAACATACGCTTATCTATCATAGCCCACCGCCTTAAAACCAAAACCAGCCAACATTAGCCAGTTTAGAGCGTCAAGAGATAGATTGAACCGCTTGCCATCATGAGACAATTTAGAGCCGTTCTGATAGCTTACATGAGTACGTCCGACGGTCATGCTTGCTAGTGATGTCTTATCCTCGGCAGTCATAACACCACTTGAATCGAGATAAGCAATTTGATAAGCTACCGCCTTCTTAACCGCTTGTCTCCGTGGTTCGAAGTCCGTTTCAAAATCGGTGAAGTCGTAGAAGTTTTTGATATACAAATCAACAGTGAGACTAGCTCTAGCTGCCAGTGTTTCAAAGTCTTCTACATCCTCGAAACCAAGTTTTAAAAATTCCGTTTCGGTTAAATAGGTCATTTAACCGCCTCCTTTCGCTATTTTAGGAGGTCTAAAAGCTCTGCTTTAGTTAGTGTTGTGTAACCAGTCAGACCACGTTGCTGCGCAAGAATACGCAAATCAGCGACAGTCATATCTTCGAGCGTGTTCACAACTTCCTCAACAGTTTCAGCAATGGGAGTGGCTTCAGTATCGTCGTAATGACGACGCATTAACATACCCATTACGCACCTCCGAATTTAACGACTTTAGAGTCATCGTAGAGATATACACCGTAGTGTTCATCACCAGAATAGACCGTAGTCTTTTTCAAGATGTCACGGTCGTTTTCAATCATGACATCACGTTTGAGAGCAATGACGAATGCGCCATATTTAGCATCGTCGTCTGTGTCTGTTTGAAGGGCTGACACTTTTACAAGGAAGCCTTTACCTTCATCAACTTTCTTAGTACGGACGATTTGCACGCCAGACACTTCGCCAAAAGTACCAGACACAACGATGTCAGCACCGATTTCTGAGCCTTTAAGCCAGTTTTGGCCGGCGTCAGCACGCAATTTAATGGCATCTTTTGGATTGATGAGTGCTACATAGCGAGCGTCTTCTTCGTCAGCGAAGATTTCCAAGGCTTTGTCAATGTTTGCTACTGTAGTAGGCCCGTCAGTAATGCTCTGCGTCGCAGTCTTAGCCACATCTACAAGGTCGTTATCAACCTTATTAGCGATAGCGAGTGCAATTTGGTTAGTTGCTTCACCGTAGACATTTCCATGCCCAACCAAGGCAGCCTTGTCGGTGATTTCAATAGCTTTACCAGCTTGTTTCACTTTCATTTTTGTTTCTTTAGTGCCAAGTTGGTCGATAGGAATGGCTGTGCCTTCAGTAATATCTGTGGCATCTCCTGAGTAAGTCCATTGTGGGACAGTCAATTCATCGCCTGGACGGCCTACAAGAGTAGTGTCGATAACTGCAAGAGGTGTGAATTTGATTAGTTTAGGCAATTTAGCTGAAACCATATCAGCCATTACCTGTGGATTGATGACTTGTGCAGTCGTAGTAATACCTGTAGTCATTTAAGATTATCCTTTCAATTGTTGGTATAGCTCTGGGTCTTTATCAAAGAGTTCTTGACGCTCATTGATACCCATGCGTTTAAAATCTTCTTTGGTAAGTCCGTTCTGACTAGCAGTTGGGTTTCCCCCAGCGAAGATTTTAGGCTGTGCTGCTTGTTCTTCTTGCTTGAATAGATATGGGCTCGTTTCTTTCAATCCTTTAATGACCTTGTCCAATTTAGGTTTACCAGCTTCATCAAGTTCAATCTCATCGAAATTGATGAACTTAGCAAGGTCGTCTGAATTGTGAGCGTCCACATCCTTCAGAGCCAGACGAATAGCATTTGATTTAGTAACTTTCGCAAGGTTAGCTTCATTCTCTGACTTGTAAGTGTCAAATTTAGCTTGTAAGTCCGTCAATTGTTGTTTGAGTTCCTCACTAGCCCCCTCTTTGGCTTGCAAGTCGTTGAGTGCTTGGCTTTGCTGCTCTAGTTGCTGTTTAAGGCTGTCGTTTTCAGCTTGTAGCTCAGATTTAGCTTGTGCTTTAGCATTCTCAATCCCTGAACCGTACGCATTCATCAAAGAATCGATAACCGCTTTGTCTGTAATACCAGCTTCAACCAACATGTCACGTTTCAAACTCATGTTTAAAACTCCTTCGTTTTACGTCCAAGGGACTGAATTTGCCTAGTTTTACGACGTTCGACAGGTCAAAAAGAAAAACCGCATCAAATTGATACGGTTTTATTAGTAGTCTGTTCCTACGAGTCAAGAATTGGATCACCATCTTTCTATAATCCATGTCTATACGTAGTATTGTTAATAATACTAGTTTACGCTTTTTAAGCGTGTTTTTTTGCCAACATATCCCGTTGTCTAATAGCTTCACGAGTTTTTGCCAGTGGGTCGTCGTGGTATCTCTCACGCTCTCTATCTCGATACAAGAATTGGTATTTATCAACATACGATTTCAAAGCTCTCTTCTGCTCTGTAAGCCTTGTTTTGTATTTTTCGGTCAATTCCTCATTGTGCATCGTTTCAGCAACGTGCAGACGCTCTTTAGAGGCTCTGATAGCTCTTTCCATAGCTCGTTGTTTGCTCTGGATGTTAGCGTTCTCGATAGCTTGTTCTTCAGTCAAGCCTTTCAAGTCATCATCAATGTCTGGCATATAGTTGACGCCTGGGATAAAAGGAGTCATAGTGTGTCCACAGTTAATGCCTTGGCACCCTCCGGGCTTACCGTAGCCATAATCATCGAGGGCAAATATCTTAACACCTTCTTCAGTCCTAGCTCGCCCTGTGGTGACAATTTGATTCTGTAGCGGTGCACACATTTCCCTTGCTGCTGCTTTGATTGAATAATAGAATGTATCAATACCAAGCTCTTGAGCTGGTCTCATTCGCATTTCATTGAATGTACGTCTAGCAGTCGTTTTAATGACTGTCCTAGCGTAAGCATCAGCCCTCTGTCTTCGTCCAGCTCTGTCAGTATAGCCATAGAAACCACGCTCTTGAAACTTCATTATCGTTTCATCAAGGGCTTTCTGAGGGGTTGCCATACCAGTGATTACCTTTGCTACGGTAGTCTCGATAATATCCTTGTAAGTAGCTTGCACGCTCTTTGGTAAGGTCGTATTGATAAGGTTATGGACATCATTAACTGCTTGATTAGAGTAGCTGATAAGGTCTTTCATCACACTATAATCGTAAGTATTCGATTTTAACTGAGCGTGAGTGTCCTTGTAGACTTGATAACCCTCGTTCTCAATGATGTATCTGATTTGCTTTTCAGCAATCCCAGAATATTCAGCAATGAGTTTAATATTGTGGTCGTTCAGCATACCGACGTCAGCCATCTTCTCTAGTTGCCAAAGATAAGGCTGTTGGTCGAGGTAATAAGTCCCTCGGTCGTGCAATCGCTCCACAACATTATCAAACAGGTCGTTGCATAGTTGACGGTAGATATCTGAAACATTATCAGCCATCAACATTAGTTGTTGGTCGTTTAACTTGATAGGTTTTTTCTTAGTCATGGACTATCACTCTCCATAAATATCAACCTCGTCATCCGTCCTAAAACTATCAGCACTTACCATAGTTTCATCGTTGATAGCTTGGTAAATCTCTTGAGCTTGTTCTTCGGTTACGTTTAAGGTCTTTTCAATGGCCATAACCTTCGGAGCGAATCCAGACGCTACCATCTTAGACCAGTAATCGAACTCAGCGTTTCGGTCAGTGAATACACCATCGTCCAAGTCCACGCTGATTTCATCCATTGTTGGAATCTCACCAGCGTATAGATTGTAGACCTTGGCAAGCTCAAGAATTGAGATTACAAGCTCTTTTAACGATTGCTCTACTAGAGTAGCGATAGAATTCCGCATTTGATATGTGTCTGATTGCTCTGATACTACCTCAGTAGCAGTCTTCATGCTCTTACCATCGAAACTGAACATACCAGCGGACACACCTAACTGCATTTCAAACAGGCTAAGTCCTTTGTTAATTGCCTTGATGTAATCATCCGAGCGAATGTCAGTCGTAAGGTCGGTAATACCGATGCCCTTATCCATGTCACCGCTGTCGAATTGTTCATAGACATTGCGGCCAGTCTCAAACTCACGTTTAACGACGACCTTCTCGCCGTTTGTATCAAATTGTGTGTTAATCATTTGAGTAGGTACTGCCACCCTACGCTGACCCATCTTGACCTCCCACATAAATTCATCGTAGGTCGTATTGATGAAATCCATCGTAGTCTTAGCGTTGTCAAAGATAGACAAACCCAAAGGACTGTTAATGTCCTTGTTGTTCATGCCCGGTGGCTTCAGGTACGTGAATAGTGGCCTTGTAAGACCATTAAGTGTGACAGTCTCTTGCAAGTCCTCATAGATGACGTTCAACGGCACACGTTGACCGATACGAGTCTTAGACTCTGACTCATATAGCTCATTAGTTATCGTGTAGCCGTCCTTAGTCCACTCATGGAATTCAATCAAGCTATAGTACAGGACTTTCTGGCCTTGCGTTTTAAGTGTCTTAGTCACAATTGCAGCACTCGATACATCTTGCGTGTTTGATTGCAATGGCAAGAATACTGGTGCTTGCACGAATGACACTCTGACACGGTCATCGTCAATATATGGACGCATAGCCAAACCACCAAGAGCCAAACAAGACTCTAAGTAGCGTTCAAAGTTCTTGCTAAATCTGTCGTTTTTAAGCGTCTCATTGACAAATTCGTCAGCCGCTTCATTATCAACTTGGATAGTCGCTTGCTCGTTGAATACGAGACTAGCAACCTTTTTAGACGCAGTGCGTCCGATAGGCAAGTGGTTGAAATCACGTTTTAAATACACCCCATTGCTATCTCGATAGCTTACACGGTCAAACGCTCCTGAAAAGTAGCGCAGATTGTCCATGATACGGCTGTATTCCTCTGGTGAGATAGCGATTTTTGGGTGGTCTGTGATACTGTTTAGACTTTGATTAGTCATCACATAATTACTCCTTTTGAAAAAGTCCTTAATGGTCTGTATGATTCCCATTAGTAGCTCCTTTTAAGCTTTCAAATCTAGTTCTCTAGCATTGTCTAATACGAAATATTTCATAGAGTCGCAACAGTGGTCATCCTCTTTGATTACTTTAGGGTCGTCTGTATGTATCGTTTTTTCATCGTAGCGATACATCTTATGCTCCTCGTAGAATATTTTGTTAGCTGGAATGTCGAGGTAATAGAACCGTCCTTCAGCTAACAGACTGATAACCATGTCAATCATGGTTTGATTCTTCTTCTTAGCAACCGGATGCCATCTCTCGCCAAAATCCTTGAAGTATTGGTTTCTCAAAGCACCTTCAGCACTATCGATGGTCATTTTAAGTTTAGGCACTCGGTATTGTTTGAGTACCTTATCAATGAAGTTACTAACCATGACAGTCAGCTCACTAGGTGCCTTCTTAATCACTTGACCAGCAGGGCTGTAATAGAATGTATCTAGCAGAATCACATTACCCTTTGCGGTTAAACCATAAGCACCGCATGCAGTAGCAGATTGTTGGTGCCCTGTGTCCATTGCGAAAGAAATTCCGATAAGCCTGTCGTCTGTTGGTAAGCTATCGATAGCATGGAATGCACTCATGTTATAGACCTGATTCCCAAGTCCCACCGCTTCACCTAGATATAAGTAGCGGTAGTAATCGTAATCATTCTGCTTAATGCGTTCGATATCTTCCAACATTTGCTCTGTCACAAAGCCTAACTTATCATCAAGATAGGTGCTTGAGTGTGCTAGATAGTTGTCGTTAGTCTTGATGTCTTCAAACCACTCATTTATCCAACTATATGGATTCCTAGGCGGGTTGTACGACCAAAAGAACTGCACAAACGGGGCTCTCTCATGTTTCTGCCGCATGAAAGTGACATTTGACTGGTCAAAGTCTTCAGCATTGTTAAACTCAGCTGCTTCCTCATACCAAACTGCGATGATATTACCGATGTCGTTTGATTTCAGCTTTTGGAAATCGTCTTGACCGTAAAAATAGAATGTCGAACCAGTACGCTTGTGGACTATCTTAAACGGGCTTACAGTAGCTCTAAACTGGCTATCCAGACCAAATAGACTAATTGCCCACTGGACCTTGTTAAATACACTGTCACGGATCGTATTAGCTACCTTACGAATGACTACAACGTTAGCTTTCTCACCTTGCATAATGTATTTAATCATCATATAGACAAGCTTTAGAACAATAACCGACGACTTAAAAGAGTTCCGTCCACCTTTAAGCACGTTGTAAGGCTTTTGAGACTGCCAGACTACCTTGAAATGCGGGTTAACGTTCTTCTGAATATCAATCGTTGTCATCCGGGATATCCTCCCATGCGTTGACAATATTGAGGTTCATTGTCCCCTCGACACCACTGTCAAGCTGCTCTCTTAGCTTTCTGATTTCTAGCTCTAACTTCTCGGACTGTTTAGCCGTTGGATAACGTTTCAAGATTTCAACAATCGCCTTGATAACTGTATTGTTGTCAGCCTTCTTCATTAGCCTTTCAACTTTACCAGTCAAGGGGTTCATCATCAAGACTTCTTCGTCTCGTTTTCCTCTAGCAATGTCGGATAGGATGGACAAGGCTTCTTTTGCACTCATGATATTTGCATCGTGCATTTTCTCGACTTCACCTTGAATAAAGCGTTTAATCTCAACATTTCTCAACAGTCTTTCACTCTGTGAGCTTGCTGTTCTTTCGCTATATCCAGCGTTAATCGCTGCCTGCGTTCCATTGCCTAATTTGATATACTCACTAGCAAATAATTTCTGTCGTTGATTTAGCCCAATATGTCCACCTCCTTCGCTGCTAGATTTTTGTGCATAAAAAAGACAACCCACAATGTGAGCTGTCTCTGATTTTCTTCGATAATATAATAATACCACTTTAAACAGTTGTTAGACACCGTGAATTATCCGTCAAAATACCGTCATTTCAACATTCTACAACTAATTTGCCATCTCTATACGATTCTGCAAAAGCTAGGATAGCATTATTAAGTAGCTCTTGAAAAGCCGTTCTCTCAAATCCGATTGCCTGGGCGATTTGCCAGTTTGGTTTCGGAGGGTATGCCAGATATTTTTCTATCAGTATTCTGCGATAGTCTGGACGATATAGCCCGCTAACTGCTTGCTCTATGGCTTCTAGCTCGTTCATAGCATCGACACGTCTGACTGCAATATTTTCCACTGGTCTGCTCACTCCACTGCCACCTCTTGGCATGAAAGTGAACTCTTGTGTAATCTTCTGCTCAGCGCTATCGTGTGCTATCTCTCGCCATCTTGGATATTCTCGAAGTTTACGCTTGCAACCTCTGATAGTTGCTTTCTCATCAATTTCCGGCAATAGCATTGTTCTATCCTCTTTTGTATAATAGTAGTGTTGACTTTCAAAGAGTGCCGGCCATTGTGTCGGTCTTTTTTTGTTTGGCTCAAGAAACGTTAAGAGATTTTATTGAAAAGATTGAATAAGTGTTTATTCTTGGGGTGTTTCTCAAGCCTTCTATCACCTCCTTCTAACCATCGACACCAGCAAGATCTTTGGCTTTTTAGTAATGCAAGATATCAATAAGAAAGAGGGTTTTTCACATCCTTTTTTCTTAAATTTGCTGGGTTTTGTTTGGACAAGGTCTGTCAGCTTGTCCGGTGTTAAAAAAGTGTTAAAAAGTGTCCAAGCCACTAAAATCTATATCCATTTTTAGTGTATTTTTGACAGACAATGACTGGCAAAGGAGTCGAACCCTTGACAGCCTGCGATAGATAAAATCGTTATCGGAGATATTTCTCCTTTTCAAGAATAAAGTAGTAGAATTATGGAAATTTTATCCAGTTTCCGCATTGCAGGCATAAAGCCTTGAATAATCACGCCACCAGTAATGCGTTTTAGATTTTGTGAATAATAAATAAAGGAATACCTACTTTCTATGTTTTAGATTTACTGGTTTTTGGTGCATCCACGACCAGTCACGCTTCTGCTGATTTGAATGAAAAAAATAAAGGATTCCTCTTTTCCGTATATAGATTGACTGGTAATAGCTAGCAAGGGAGTCGAACCCTCATAGACCGTTCTAGCTACACGCCTAGAGCATAGGCTGTATATAAAGCTTTTCTGACCGTGGTCTTCTCACGACCTACCTTGCCTTTATTACGATATTTAAGAATGATGCGATCAACTTCATTGTCTAATCTCTCGCTCCATTCATAGTTATTAAATACATAATCAATAATTTCGCTGAATAACTCCCTTGAAAGTAGACCTTCCATTTGAATAGCTTTCAAAGGTGTTAGAGCAGCTTTCTCCGCATAGCACAGATTGAGGGCGTTTTGGACTCTGTTAGCATTTTTCTGGTCGCACCCTTTAACCTCTCTAATATAGTTATTTAGGTTGTTAGGGTGTCCCTTGCGTAGTTCTTCTACTTCCACACGAAACTGCTTGAAAAGTTCTTCTGGGAGACCTGCGTTGGTTTTATCCAAAAATGGGCGCGTGGTTTTACCTCTTGTGTAGTGCGTAGACAGATAGTCTTGCAGGTCGTTGAATAACTCATCGGAAATAATGCCTTCTAATCTGTCGACAGTCGCTGGTGATATCCTCGCACGTTCTACGACTGCACTGTTAAAGGCTTGATAAATGATGCGGGCTTGTAACTCACTGCACTGCTTGACCTCTTGGAAGAACTGCTTATAATCTCTCGAATGTGCCTCTTTAAGTGCCGCATGCTCACTGACTAACCTTGAATGTAATTCCGGTGTCAGTCCTGAATATTTGTAGGTTTTACTCATGAGCCTCGCTCCTGTATCACTTGGCGGTCTACGGCATATCCCTCTAATGTTATTCCAACGGCTTCGAATGGGGCGTATTCGTACACAGCTCTCTTAACCGCCATTGTCGTAAGCACTCTTGTATTTCTTAGACCTCTACCGCAAATAATAGCTACATCTCTCCTAAAGCGTTTTCGCTCGAAAGCCATATCATAAAGTTTAGATACATTTCTCATTACCGTTTTCTTTCGTTGACGTTTGTTCATTGTTTCACCTCTGCTAGCTCTGGATGTTCCCATATATTCCCGATGATTTCTCTTGAATCAGCTATGCTGCATAATCGTTCAAAATTATTGTATCTAAGCAAACTATTCGTCCACATTCCTAAGTCAATATTGAATTCGACTACACCGTTCAACAGTCCGTCTCTTATCCCAATAATATCCCCTTCAAAGATTTCTTTGCCATTTTTATCAGTCAGTCCAGTTGATTGCATGAGAACAAGATCATTGTTCACAATCCATTCATTTGACTCTGAATCTTCATCAAGTATCCAAATGCATGAATCACCAACCATTACTTCTGATGGGCTATACATGCGGCATAGCGAGCCGCTATCATACGCTCTAAATCTAGGTATCATTGTCCTCGCCCCCTCAAGTAGCTAGGAATATCATCCCCAACGTTAACACTGTCGTACTGCTCCTTGCTGACAAGGAATTTCCCGTAAGCTCCGCAATCGAGCGTGTATAGTTTCCCGACCATAGATTTTCCAGTAACCTTGCCATGCAATTCAACTGCATTATCAGCCTTATGGATAACCACTGTCTCGATAGGTCTGTTAACCACTCGTAGAACAGTAGTCACGTTAATTGCTAGCGACACCACTAGCAGAATCGTTGCGACTGCCAGTTCATTATAAATCCTCTTCTTTGACGAATGTTCCATTTACCATCTTTCCTTTTCTGTTCTTGATTTCCTCGTATGCAATACCAAGACACTCAGTAACATCAAGGTCTAGTTGATGTGCTAGCACGATAATTGTTACTAGCGTGTCTCCTATTGCATCCCTCAACACTGCTTGAGGTTCAGTGAATTTAGTCGGTTTCAAGAGCACATCTCGAATCTCTCCGACTTCTTCAGTTACACGCATCCACTGAATCTTTGGGTCAGCTTGCTTTAAATTGCGTTCGTCTGCCCAACGGTTGATTTTATTGATTAAGTCACCGAATGTGTTATCAGTATCGTAACCAAGTAAGTAAGGGATTGATACATTGAAGTAGTCAGCTAACTTCTTAGCGTTACTTCCTTTGATTTCATGGGTACCGTGTTCCCAATTAAGAATGGTTAGCTTTGTGACTCCGAGTTTTTCGGCTAGCTCCACTCTCGTCATTTTTCGTGACTTTCTTAAGTCTTTAAGTCTGTTCACCTATTCTACCTCCTTCACTTCCACGCCCGGGCAATCAAACACCCAGCCAAAATCAGCTTTTTCTAGCTCTTTGCGAGTGTGCTTGGTTCTGTAACTTCCAGTTTCGTTATCTGATGCGAGAAACCAGTATTGATTATCTAAATTTCTATTGAGGTATCTACCGTATCCGTCAACCCCTTTTACTCGAACCGTATACCTTTTTTCCTTCTCGACCTCGTAGCCAAACTGGTGCATGTTGACGAGGGTTTGGAAAGCTTCCTTATCTTTTCGAAACCATCGATAAAAATCTGAATTTCTACTTTTTTCATCCCATAGTCTCACCATCATAAATAACGCACCGTTTAAATCTCCGTTATTCCCCTCATACCAATCCGCCACGTACTGCGGCACCACTGGTTTAGGGAAGAACGAGTCATATAAATCCTCAGCATAAGCTACCGAAATACGTGCTACCTTTGCTAATTTCTGTACTGCTTCATTTCTATCCATCATTTTCCTCTCCTAACAAAATCTTTTCTAACCGCTCAATTTCTTTGGAACGTACATAAATTCTATTCGTTCCGTCTGCGAACGGTGTTCTTGTAAAAATGATATTAGGGCCAATAGAGATATGTCCGATATCATCGACGTTTAAAATCGTGTCCATGTCAATTCCTTGTGCGATGTTTGTAACTCTGATAAATTTAGCCATCATCAATTTCCTCCATCCATACAGTGGCATCGTCCACTGCCATACTTAACTTCTTCAACGCTTCAACATATTTCAGTGCCTTGCCCTTATCTGTGAAATAGCACTCCTTAATATCATCCATTGTGCGTGCTACTCGTACTATCCACCGCATTCGACCAACTCCACCGTATACATCTTAGAATTACGATATTTGACACCTCTCAATCGATGCAACTCGTTGATAGCGTCATTCTTGTTGTTAAAAATATGCTCACTGTCTGGCATATTGTCGTAATAGACGATAACCTTGTATTTCATATCTCTACCAATCTCCTTCCGTTTTCTGATGTTCTACGAGCGTATACTGGCGTACCATAGTACCCAACAGTGCTAGGTGAAACACCTAACTGCTCAGCTATTTCACGCTTAGTTCCCATCGCCAATAGCTCTTCACCTTTATATAAGGCATATTCCTTTACTTGCATAGCTCTACCATCTTTCTTAGTAATTCTTCGTCCGGTAGTTGCTCAAGCGTTAAGATACGATTGAGTTTCTTTGCATTGACTCCTAGCTTAGCGCTGATATATTCCATATCTTCGTGATTGGCCCAGAACCATCTCGAGAATTCTTGCGTTTGACCTAATACGCTTGTGTGGTCATAACTCCCTGGAGCATATACACCGACTAGCTTGTCCTTGTATTCGCTATTCATTCCAACTCCTTAATTTCAAATTCAATGCGTGGATTAGGACTGTACTTCTTGCGAGCTCTCAACTCGCACACAATACTGTCATCCGTCCAAACAATCCCTTTCTTATCGACCTTGTTATAACCAGCTTTTGAGATACTATCAAAGAGCGATTTGACAAGGTTATCAACGTCTGGAGTTTTCGCATGCCAAAGCGTTTCAGACATAAAACTCTTGAATGCGTCCCACGTTTTAGCTCTAGCTTTTGGCGTGGGATTTTTTGATACGCTCAAAGGTGCCTTCATGTAAAACGTGACATCAACCGAGATAGGCCCGTCAAAGAATTGCCCGTCATATTCTTGCTCGATAAGTTGCGAGCATTGACGTCGCCATGCCTTCATTTTAGGGTCTTCATAAGTGCCAAACTTGCTAAATCGTGGCCTTGTTTGTGGTTTAGGCTCGATGTTTAAAGTCATTTTCATGCTACACCTCAGAATGGCAAATCGTCACTGCTGATGTCCAATGGGTTTGCGTTACCGTATGAGCCGCTTTCTCTTGCAAAGTTTGGCCCTTGCTGTTGTGGTGCTTGCTGACCGTAAGGCCCTGTATAGCCGTTATCATTGCCAAACGCTCCCGATGTATTTCCTTGGTTTGCGTTACCACCTTCACGCGCCGCACGGCTCTCCAATATTTGGAAGTTTTCAGCGACTACCTCGGTTACGTATACCCTTTGACCTTGCTGATTCTCATAGCTACGAGTCTGAATGCGTCCAGTAATTCCAATCAAAGCACCTTTTTTAGCCCAGTTAGCCAAATTCTCAGCTTGCTGACGCCAGATAACGCAGTTGATGAAGTCTGTTTCACGTTCGCCGTTAGCGTCCTTGAAGTTGCGGTTGACGGCGAGGCTGAATGTAGCTACTGCGATGTTACTGGTTGTGTATTTTAGCTCTGGGTCACGGGTAAGGCGCCCAACTAGCACAGTCGAATTAATCATTGATTTTCTCCTAGAATTTCATAGTTTACAAAGTTATCATCAAGCAATTTAGCGAATTGATGCCATTGATTTTCACCGCCATGGAAAGTAAGTGCAAGATTGACCTTGTAAGGTTCAGCGGGTTTGCTAGGCACGTCCTCGACTGGTTTAGTGTCTTCGATAACCTCACCAGTTTCAGCGTTAACCGCCTTGATTTCCTCGTTAGCTGACTGTTGGGCTATTGCTTCAATTTCTGCTAGGCGTGCAGCTTCTGCTTTCGCTTTGGCTTCTGCTTGCTGCTTACGCTCTACGGCCGCATCACGGTCCTTTTTCATTTGCTTGAGAATTTCAACTAGAGGTGTATCGTTCTGCAATGCTCTAGTGTAAGGCTCAGCTGGCAACTCATAGTCAAGGGCTTGTTCCTCAATCATGGCAACATTACCCTTGTATTCTTCAAGTCGGTCATACTCAGCCAAAACAAGGGCGTCGATTTTTTCTTCTGTCGCTTTTTTGAGCTTCATCTTCTTATCCATAAAATCCCCGACTTTAGAAAAGCTCTCGTACTTGTCCTTGAATGTGTCCTTGTCTAGTCCGGCTAGCTCGCATTTGCTTTCAAAGACTGATCTAACGTGGTCGATTCGCAGCGTTTTTTTGTGCTCGTCAATTTCATCACGTTTGGCACGTAGCTTGTTAAGGAGTGCCTTCAACGGATTTAGTGAGGTTTTTAGGTTAGATTCAAACTCGGTGAGCGGGTCTTTGTAGATTCTGCCAATTCCCTTACGCTTGTCATCAAGTTTGTCAATAAGACCTTTATAGCGAGTGATTTCTTTCTTGATATCGTTGTATTCCAAGCTCTCCAGTTGCTCGTCTGACAACTCGCTTACTGCCGCTTGGATAGCTTTGTCAAATGCTTCAAAATCAAAATTTATTGTTCCCGGCGTATATACCGGCTCGATTGTTTCCAAGAAATTGTTTGTTGCGTTGTTCGTTACGTCCTTCATGTCTTATCCCTTTCGATTGTTAATTTGTGTTTGAATGTCGTTAGATACCACGTTAAAACCTGCTACTAGCAACTCATGGAAATCGTTGAGCTTGTACTTCTTCAAGTAGTAATTAGCTACTGTTTCGGTTGTTTGACCAGTAATTAGAGCTAGCTCATTGATTTGCTGCATGATTAGGTCATGTTGCTCATTGCTGATAAAGTTGGGTTGTTGATCGCTTCTTGCCTCGTAGTGCGCTTGTTGCGGTTGCTGATTTTGATGTGGTTGAGGGTTGTGAGGTTGGTTTGGTCTCAAACTTTCCTCTGCCACTTCAAAATGGTCCACATCTTCCTCACCAATTGCAAATAGTGCTTGCAAGGCGTACTTGCCGGCGTATGATTGTACTGCTCCTACCCATTGCGGTTCATTCATTTGTTTTAAATCACCGTTGCGGGTTTTCAAAATCGGTACGGGGGATAGTTCTGCGAACGCTACTGCTTGCTCTTTTTCCTCTCGGTTAGATGCCGTTGCAATAGCCTTGATAAAAGCTTTCCCAGAAAATTCGACTAGGTCGTAGTTGACGACAATGCTCCAGTTTGATTTCAAGCTTTTAAAAGCGTCGTAAATGTCCTCGATGTGCCTTGAAGCGTACTTAGCTGTACCCTCTTTCTTTTTTTCAAGTTGCATGCTTTGCTGCAACTCTGTAAATGTCATTTCTTCCATGTCATATCCTTTTCAGATACCCCTAATTCTCAAATTTTGGGGGTTATTTGCCGTTTTACCGTTTCTCTAGTGTAATTGTGCCACTAGATTATTTAGGACGGTTACAAGCGATTTTAGAGCCATTTCTTGCCCTTTGACTTTTTTAGGTGCCAAAGCTCCCGTTTGAGCTTGTTATTTTCGTGAGACAATGACAAGATTCTATCTTGCTGACTGTTGATAATCTCGCCTAGCTCACGACCTAAATTCATGTATTTGTTCCGCCATCGGTTTTCGACGTTGTAAATTTCTTGCTCCATGTCGTTTAATGCCTGCCCTCCCACCACTTCAATTATTTAATTAATCAATTGTTTCAAAAATGCTTCGATTTCGTCTCTTGTAACCTCTTCACACTCCGTGCGTTCAAAGTCCGAACCGTCAAGTTTAGTTACGTTGTATTCAGCTTCTACGATAAGCACTTCGCAGCCCATCACTTCGGCAAGTTTATCAAGTTCGGTTTTTTGTTTTTCGTACGGTTCAAATGGTAGCTGTAGCGCTTCCCAAAGTCGCTCGTCAAAAGTCGCTGTAAACGCTAGGTTTCCTTTATCCTTGTAGCTTTTAAGAAACCCATCCTTTTCAGCACTGTAGAATACGATGTATTTGTTGTTTTCTTTCATGGTTATTTTTCCTCGCCTTCGTTGTATTTCTTGAAACTCAATGTCAAACTTGTGATACCTGCTGCAATGACCACAAGACCAAGAGTTGACATGATACCTTCTTTTTCACCGGTATTTGGAAGGACACCGCCGTAAACGGCTGTATTTGGTGCCTTATTTGGCTCAGAATCGAGTTTATAAGATACTGCGGTAGATTGTGCCACTTTGTTATTAGGACGCTCTACGCTCGTTTTAGGGGCTTTTTCTGGTGTGCTAGGTTTTTCTGGTGTTGGTTCATCTGGAATGTGCAATTCTGGCAAGTCCAAAACTGGTGCATCAAATGGTACAACACCTCCAGACCATTCTGGCTTATCAATGCTAGGTGCATCGAATGGAGTAGTTCCGCCATGCCATTCAGGAATCTCTACGACTGGTGCTGGTGGCATGAGTGGGATATCGTTGATATCAATTGAAGGCTTATCGTAAACCGGGGCATCGTTTGGTACTACGCCGCCTTCAAATTCTGGCTTGTCATACTTCGGAGCGTCTGGAGGTGTAACCCCACCATTCCACTCAGGGATTTCAACTTTAGGTGCATCGTGTGGAATTTCAAACGTTGGTTCTGGTTTGTTTTCGCCGCTGGCATCACCTTTACCACCGACAAGTTGGACATAACTGTGTGAGATAGCACCGTCTGACTCAGCTTTCAACTCAACCTTATTGGTTGGGTTTACGCTATCTTTAACCGGCTTAATCAATTTAGTTTTATAGTTAATATAAATCATATGATCAAGGCGATCCATTTTAATTGTGAAACCGTGGTCTGATTTACTGATTGATTTTACTAAATCCATAGCAGAACCTTTATCAATCCAAGGGTCTACGCTTTCAATCGATTTGATTTCGAAGTAATTATCAACAAGCTTTTGATTATCACTCATCTCATCAATGATTGTGACGTAATTCAATAGACGTTTAGCGTAGTTAATACGAGCAGTCCAGTTGATAACAGTTGGGTCATTCTCGTCTTGGCTGCCCCATTTAGAAAGTAATTCATCTTTACCGATTTCTTGTTCTTTGCCAATATTAACAGTAACCACTGTACCATTGAAATTAACGTTAACTGGCTTGCCACTTTCAACCTTGTCAGTCCACTTAGCATCGAGCTTCAATGACATTTGTTTATTGAGTGGATGGTTCTTGAAGTAATCGTTAAATACGGTTGTTACTGTTTGTGTCTTAGGGTCAGTTGAAGCCTTACCAACAACAGCTTTTTCTGGGTTATAGACATCAAAATCATAGTTTGTTTGGAAGTTGATTTCTTTTGGAAGGTTGAATGTTACCTTATCCCCTTCGTTGATAGGCATGCTATCTGGGAATTTAACGTCTTTATATTCCACTGTAAAACCACTGTATTTACCAGTTCCGTTTGATTGGTCAACGACAACATCTGGATTAGTTACTTTAATTTCGTTGTCTTCTTTGACAAATTCAGTAGGCTGTTTAGGCGTTTCAGCTACTGGTTGAGCTACTTCTGCCACTGGTGCTGATTCGGTAGTAACCGCTGGAGTAGTTTCGACTGTTGCTGGAGTTTCTGCAATCGGTTGAGATTCTACAGGGGCTGGTGCCAAAAATTTTGGTGTTTCCGTCACTGTTTCGCTTGGTGTTACTGTCACATTGCCAGCGTTGTCAGCAGTGTACACATTAGCAGCCGCTGGTTGTGTGTCTGCTACTGGTGCAGCAGTTTCGTCCGCTGATACTGACCCAGCACCGATAAGCAATGCTGTAGCGAGTGCGAGTGTCCCACACAAGCCAAATACTTTAGTTTTAACGTAGCTAGGTTTAGCGATTGTTTGAGTGTTAAAAGATTTCATGGTATACTCCTTGTATAGATGTTTTTCTTGCATGGGCCCTAACCCATGCTTTTTTAGTGCTCTCAACGTGCACCCAACGCCCCACCGTGTCATGTTTTTCAATGTTTTATTAGACTTTTTGGGGAAGATTAGGAAAAAAGTAATTTAGTAAAGTTTTTTGGGGAAAAATTATGGGTATAAGTTACACTCCACGGCAGGGCCATGGCTGCACGCTGAAAAGTTGATGTTATTTGCTATATTTCTGCTTGAGTCGTTCGCTTTTTTCTTCGGGTGTCTCCACCCACTCAAAGAATGGCTCTTGCTGCTTGGGTTTCTTTCTGTTTAGCAATTTCTTTAGTAGCTTCATGCAATTACCCCACTAATTGATCTAATGGCAAACCATGGTCTGCATTGAAATCTCGTACCTTTTCGTCAATCATGCGATGTGGACGAACTTCATAGACTTCTACTTGTTCTTGTTTTTTAGACCAAATCCAGTTGATAAGTTTTTTCATTGTTGTTTCTCCTTTAGTTGTTTGATAATGCTTTTAATTTCGTTTAAGACAAACTCGGTGTCTCTGTATTCGTCATCGCTATAAGTCAGCCCCTCTTTGGCACTGAGAGGAGTCCAATCTCTGAAGTGCATGCAATCGAAACCGATATAGCGACCGTCAGTTGGTAGCTCGTCCCAACGGTCGTTGAATGTGATACCACCATGGCACTCGATTTCGTTGATGTTGACGCTCAATCCGCCTGGCACTTCGACGTATCCGCATAGGTGCCCGACATATCCATGCCTTCTGATGCAAGTATTGAATCCGTCAATGACGTAAGCTTTACTTCCACCTTCTGGAATGATTTTTAAATCTTCCTCATAGCGTTCTTGATTAGTCATGTTTACCTTTCTTATTCTTCTAACTATGATTATTACTGTATTGTTATCTATTAGTATTTATTACTAATTAGTGCCGGTAGGCTCTAGATTGTTGTTGGTTAGTGTGCGATAGCACCATATTGTTATTAATTAGTATTTGTTATTAATTAGTACTTGTTATATATTAGTATTTGTTAGTGTCCGATTTTTCAACTTATGAATTATCATCGTATGAATTATTCATAGTATGAATTATTCATCGTATGAATTTTCAACTTATGAATTATCATCGTATGAATAAATGGAATTTCCATTTATCGAACTACGAATTTTTGAGGCTACCTGTGGATAACTCTGTGGATAACTTTTTATCAAGGTATTCTATAAACTCGTCCGTCATTGGGATATCTGATGCACAGACAACTATTTCAAACCCTTTTTTATAGCCCTTGCTTTTACGAAATACAACTACGTAGCGTTTGTGTTTTAATTCTTCAAACGCTGAACGGTGTGAGCTTTTCCCGTTAGTTGACCTTTTTTCAAGTTCTGACAGATAAACTCGCCAATCGCTTTTATTTATCAAAATTTCAGCAAGTAAACCCTTAGCTTGTAAACTCAAGCTAGCGTCTTGCAAAAACTCGTTATTCATGCACGTATAGTTTTTTTCATCATTAGTGAAAGATATATTTCATCCGCTTATGCTCCTTTCTTGTAGAGACTTGCCACGATATCGTAGTAGCTATGCCCTGCCGGTATCGTGTACTCGGTTAAATCGTCAACTCTGGAACCGTCTGCCATAATGTTGATTATGACCGGTTCCCATTTTTTTCGTTTCATGTTATAATTACCTTGATTTCAATATCTTAGGGTCTGACTCTGGCAGGGGTCAGCCTTTTTTGTTGCCTTGACGACACTAGAGAACTAGCGAGGTCTTTGAATTTACTAATTTTTAGGAGTTTTTATAAATCAAATCGTCTAATGGTATTGCTTACGTTTTCAACAGATATGCCCCGCTAGCTCACTAGTGCCGTCAAGGCGCCCCCAAATCTGTCTCACCCTCTAACTACGCTTCAAACAAACTTCCTTGATGGTTAGCGGTGAAAATCTCGTTTTTTAACTCTGGGTCGCTCAATCCCCAATTTTCGATAAAGATAACAGCGTTCTTAAATTCTTTAGCAGGAATTTCTTTGCGTCTCACACCGAAACGATCAATGATTCCTTTGTTGATGGCGTGATACGCTTTGGCGCGAATATGATTATCACGGTAAGCCTTGCTTTTCTTGCCTTCTAACAATCCAACAATCTTGCTGTTTACAAGGTTAGTTAATTTAATTTCTTGTGCAGCGTTCACTCTCATGTTGTCTTCTAGGTTAGCGATACGTTCCTCATGGTTTTCAAGTGCATCTAGCATATTTCTAGTAACTGCTAGGTGCGATACTTGTCTTGCGTGGTCTTTGCTTTGACCAATAATGTCGTTCGTCATAAGATTTCTCCTTCAATAACGTCGTCTTGTTCCAGTATCTCCGAAACGCTACGGCTGAGACTATTTAGCATAGTTAAGAATGTTTCGAGCTCAGTTCTAACTTTCGGATTATTTAACGCTGGTTTGATATCCAAAAACGCTACGCCGCCAAAGTTAGCAAGGAATTTGTTCCCTTTTTCCAAAAAGTTGATGGTGTGACGGTAAGCAGATACCTGCTTTTGGTAACTGTCTAATTGCCCTTGCGACTGTTCAATGGCTCTTGTCAATTCGTCGTATTTAGCTGACTTTTCATCAACCTCTTGACGTTGATTCATTAGCTCTTTGAGTTGTGATTCAATGAATTGCACTCGCTCGTTAGCCGCTTGTTCGCTATCTGAAAGCTCTTTGTTTTTTGCTAGTAGCTGTTTGTTTAGCTCTTGCGTAGCTTTGTAATCGTCTGGAATAACTTCCTTTTCGATTACCTTTTCAGTCGGTTTGACTGCTTTGGCACGTTCCAGCTCGCCTTTGACTGCTTCCAGTGCTTGGTCTTTGAGTTTGAGTTTACGTTTTACCTCTTGCAACTCTCTGACCGTTGGTGTGTCGCCTTGCTCAATCTTTTCAATTTGCTCTTGTTTTTCTTCTTCTGGAAGTGTTGCGATTAAGTGCAAGGCGGTTGTTCCTAAATTTCGTAACGTTTCGAAATTTGGTAGTTCGTTAGCGATTTTCATAGACTTGCTAACAAAATCTTTATCAAGCCCTAATCCTTGATACCACTCCATGAATTGCCCGTGTGCTAGGTCGTTTTCTTTAACGTGGTTTAATCGTCTCCCAATTTCCCAAATTGATTGTCCAGCTATTTTTTGGTGGTGTTTTATTTCCAATTCAATTTGAGAAAGGTTGTTTGATAATGCTATTTCTTGCATTTACTTTTCCTTTCTGAATTCGTCTAAACTGACATCTAAAACGTCAGCGATTTTCACCATTCTACTGAAAGAAAGGTCTCTCTTTCCGATGTTCATCAACGTGTTATAGCTGATACCAGTCTTTTCAGCTAACTCTGTGACTGTCATTCCTCTGTCAATAAGTAACTTGCTTAAAGTTTTTTTCATGTTCAATCCCAAAACACAATATATAGTTTTTGATTGTATTGAAAACACAACATATTGTGTTATTCTATCCTTTCTGATATAATCAATTCGTGACAAACGATTAAATAGGGCCTCTCATCTCCTTATGAAAATCGCTAGTCAAATATTATGGAAAGGAGACTGTTTTATGAGCAAAGACAATACTGTTATTGCTGGCGAAATCATTTCAGCATTGCACGATGAATTATATCGAGCCTATTATCTAAATAAAGACTTTAATAAGCCTTTTGGCGAATATGTCGCTGAACAATATGAAATGATTTATGATGGAATCAATAAAACTGTTGCCAAATATTACGAATAGAGCTGCGAATAAGTTTGCATAAGTTCGATAACCAATCTAACATGCTCTGGATTATTAGACTTCGCAGTACATAGCACTGATGTCGTAAATTGATCGAATAGCTTTAATGGATTTTCAAACTGAACTGGTTTAGCCAGTTCTTTTTTCTTTCCGCTATATGGATATCGTTTTGGTTTCATGTTGCTCCTTTCATAATTTTAATTAGGCTTAAAACTAAGAGTTCGGTGCTTTTCTTTTTTTAATTAAACTGTTGCGTTTCGGGAACGGTTTGTTTAAAAAAAATACCGATTTCGTCTTTGCTGTATCCCAAAAGGTCAGCTAGTGTGATAAGTTCGTCAGCAGAAAATGAGATTTTTCCATTCTCTCTCTTATTATACTGGTCACGGGCTAAACCCATTCGTTCAGCCATTTGTGCCTGTGTATAACCCTTTGCTACTCGCTCAGCTTTCACACGAAGCAAATCAACTTTCATAGATTACCTCCGTTCTTTTGATTTTTATTACTTGTTCCTTAGAACAATTATAGTATATCTAATGTGTTCCCATTTGTCAACAAGAAAATAAAAAAAATATAAAAAAAGTTTATTTTCGGGAACATATTGTTTATTTTTGGGAACTGTTGTATAATGTATTTACTATTAAATAAAAGGAAAAAGCGCATGAGAAACAACGAGGAAATTATTTCACTAATAAAAAGCTATTTAGATAATAGTTCTATGTCGATGTCTGAATTAGCTAACAAAGCGGGGGTTTCAAAATCGACTTTATCAAGATATCTTTCTGGCAGTCGGGTGTTCCCGCTGAATAAAGCGGATGATTTCGCTAGCGCTCTAGGTTTGACAACAGAACAATTCTTGAATGTAACACCTAGTGCGAAAGATACTGCTTCAAATGATATCGATAACATCATCGACAACGCCATGATGTTCGACGGTAAACCTCTTACAGAGGAAGATAAACGTGCCATTCGGGGCATAATTGCCGGCTATATGAGTAGCAAGGAGAAATAAACGTATGGAGAAAGAATTGCTTGAGCAGTTCAATGTCTCTATCTGCGAGTTTAGCTCTAACGAGTGGCCACGAAACGGCTTTCTCGACTCAATAAACAGGGTGGTTTATATCAATAAGGATTTAGCCCCAGAAATACGTTTAAAGGTAATTCTGCATGAGTTGGGCCACCTAGAGCACAATTCCAAAGACTATGAGCGTCTACGGGAAAAGTATGAGGTTCAGGCAAATAGGAATATGATCCATGAATTGTTGAAAAATGAAAATCTTGATGATTTTAATTACTTACACTTTATGGAAAAATATAATCTCACCACGATTTGTGATGAGACGTTTGTAAAAAATGAATATTTAAAACTAAAGGAGATTGAAAAATGTTGAGCAAATGGAAGAATTTGAAACGCTGGCAAAAGTGGGTGGTTGTGCTTGTCTGCTTGGCTGTTCTTGGGAAAGTTTTTGAAATAACCGGGCTTGCACCGAAAACGAAGACAGAACCAGTTAAAACAGTCCAAACGGCTTCGTCTTCTTCAAAGGCAAAACCTAAAGCCAGTAAGCCGTCTAGCAGCGCCAAAGCGTCAAGTTCAGAGAGCGAGGAAAAGGCTACAAAAGAATCAAGCTCAGAACCAAGCTCGGAAGATAAGCTAAAAGACATTACCGAGGGTCAAATGGGTAGCTTTATCGACTACTTCAAGCAAGATTTGACCGATAAAGGTCTGGATATTAGCACATATAGTTTTTACAATCGCAGCACCATTCTATATATGACTGTGCCTAATGAGTATAAAACATATAGCAAGGCTGACTTACAGAATTTTGCTGACGGTATGCTTGCAAAAGAGCATGAAGCCTTCAACGTCTGGGCTGCAATCAATAATGTCAATTATGAGCGTTATCCGATGTTTCACATTAAGACCGATGACGGGAACGCTCTAGCAAGCCAAAAACTCAACGGAACAATGGAAGTTAAAGTAAAATAAGACAACAAAAAAAGCCTGTGCTCTATAAAGTTTGGCGACTTCAAGCACAGGCGATCAATTAGTATAGTAAAACAACGATATGTAAAAGTGTTTTACTATGCTCTATTTTATCACAGAATGGAGTGTAAAAAAATGGAAAAATGGAAAAAAGTTGTAGGTTACGAAGGTCTATACGAAGTTAGCGATTTAGGAAATGTTAGAAGCTTAGACAAAGTTGTGCCAAAATGGGACGGTTTCCGATTGTTGAAAGGCAGAGTTTTGAAAAAGAAACTTACGCAATTTGGGTATCACACCGTGGCGCTCACTAAAAACGGAAAAGCGAAACATTACTTTGTTCATAGAATTGTTGCTACTTGTTTTATTGACAACCCAGACACAAAAACGAAGACGCAAGTAAACCATATTGATGGTAATAAAACCAATAATGCTGTTGGTAATTTAGAGTGGGTTTCTGCTAGTGAAAATGTTAAACACGCATTTAAAACTGGGTTAAAATCCGTGCAGCAGTCTCAAATCGACACTATTAGGGCACTTGGAAAAAATAGTAATAAAAAGGTTCTGCAAATGGACCTAGACGGGAATGTGGTAAAAGAGTGGAACAGCATGACGGATGCTAGTAAAACTCTGAAAATTAACCTTTCTTGTATTTCAATGTGCTGCAAAGGTACAAGAAAAAAGGCTGGCGGTTTTGCTTGGAAGTATTCTGAATGCGGGGGTGACTCGAATGATTAGGAAAGTCGCCATATATGCACGAGTGAGCACCACGAATCAAGCTGAGGAAGGATATTCCATAGACGGGCAAATTGACAGCTTAGAGAAGTATTGTGAAGCTATGGGGTGGGATGTTTATAACAAGTATATTGACGCCGGTTTCTCTGGCGGTAGTTTGAATCGTCCTGAAATGACAAACTTGATTAACGATGTGAAACACGGTTTGTTTGACACAGTTTTAGTTTACAAACTCGATAGGTTATCACGAAACGTAAGAGATACGCTTTATTTGATTAAAGATGTGTTTAATATAAATAAAATTGATTTTGTATCTATCCAAGAAAATATAGACACGTCTTCTGCCATGGGTACTTTATTCCTAACTCTTTTATCTGCAATAGCTGAGTTCGAAAGAGAACAAATCAAGGAACGGATGCAGTTAGGCAAGCTAGGACGGGCAAAGTCTGGCAAGTCGATGCAGTGGGCAAAGACTTCGTTTGGCTATGATTACATCAAAGAGACGGGCACACTCTCAATCAATCCATATCAAGCACTAATCGTCCGAAAGATGTTCGAATGGTATTTATCAGGTATGTCGATAACCAAGCTCAGAGACACTCTAAATGAGCAATACGGGCAAGATAAAGAGTGGAACTATAGAACAGTGCGGGTTATCCTCTCGAATCCGGTATATTGTGGATATAATCAATTTAAGGGCCAGATATTCCCTGGTACTCATGAAGCCATTATCTCAGAGGAAGATTTTAACAAGACGCAAGAGGAAATCAAAACAAGGCAAAGAACAGCCGCCCAGCGTTTCAATCCCAGACCATTTCAAGCTAAATACATGCTTTCTGGTATAGCTCAATGCGGCTACTGTTCAGCCCCTCTTGCTATCAAGTTGGGCATGAAACGAAAAGACGGCACACGATTAGTCAAATACGAGTGCAAACAACGACACCCACGGAAGACCAAGGGTGTGACTGTCTATAATAACAATGCAAAATGTGATTCTGGGTTTTATTTCAAAGACGATATAGAGCACTTCGTCCTAACTGAAATCAGCAAACTGCAAACTGATTCAGACTATATCGACAAGCTATTTTCAAACACAAATCAAGAGACGATAGACCGTGATAGTTACCAGAAACAGATTGATAATCTGACCACTAAAATTAGCAGGCTTAACGATCTATACATCGACGATAGAATTTCACTAGAGGAATTACAAAAACGCTCAAGCGACTTCATGGCAGAAAGGACAGCACTCGAAAAAGAGCTAGACGCTGACAGCTCTCTCAAAGCTGTAGAGCGGAAAGAAGATGTTAGACGGGTGCTTGATACCAAGGACATCTTCACGCTTGATTATGAGCAACAGAAAGCTATAGCACGCGCCTTGATAAGCAAGGTTCGAGTTACTAGTGAATCCATCGTTATTTTATGGAAATTATAG